ATCGCCGCACTTATCGCAAAAGGAGATAAATAATGACTGACTTAAAATCACGAGCGGCCAAAACAATTCTGATTATCGCGGTTGTTGTGCTGTCGGTTGCTTACGTCAACGAGCGGAAGAGTACAGTTGTAAAGTTCGTTCCGGTTCAGGGCGACATTCCATCGCAGCGAGAAATCCAACAGCGGCTCACAGACCTTGACAATTCCCGCTACGACCCGAATGGTGTGGACGGTTGGATAGGGACGGAATCGAGAACGGCTTGGGATAACTATACTTGCGACCAGTTTGCCAAGAGGGACTTTGAAGGGATGATAAAATGAGAGAGATAAAGTTTAGAGTTTGGGATAATTTATGCAAAGTGATGCTGACTTTTGAGAAAGGGTATCTTTTGCAACTTCAACTTGATGGTAAAGGTCAAGTTAGCTGGAAAGTGATAGACAGAGGCTTAATGTGCCAAGCGCTATCAAGTTGGGATAAAGATTCAGATGGTAACGATGCAAACCATGTGCTTATGCAATACACTGGCCTCAAGGACAAGAAAGGCAAAGAGATATATGGCGAAGGAGATATATATAAAGATGCAGACGGTATAGTTAGCGTCGTTAAAATGGCGGTTGATGGTTGGGCCTTGTTCCCAATCAAAAAAGGAACTCCAGTACGGAATTTGTATTGGCATAATGTATGTGATAAGACAAAAGGTGAAATCATCGGCAACATCCACCAAAATCCAGAGTTATTGGAGAAGAAATGAGCCAACCAACCTTACCCTACGCACACACAAAAGACCCGCAGACTTCGTTTGACGCCGGACAGAAGATGGTCGAGTCGGGCAAGATGAGCGAGCAGGAAAATCAGGTCTTTGGTTGGATACAGGATTACTTGGAAAAACATCTGGTGCTAAAGGATTTTACAGCCAGAGAATTAGCAATGTGGCGGTACGCAAATAAATATCACGTTATCCAGCGCCGACTTTCTGGCCTCTCGAACAAGGGCAAGATAGGTCGGACAGGTGAGAGACGTGATGGATACTGCGTCTGGAGAATATTATGAAACATCTATTCAAACTAAAGAACGACAATGGTAAAACGGTAGGGTATTTATTGCTAAAATGTGGGACAATATTTCGGAAAACGAGATATAAGTGCGATGAATGGACTTGTAATACTGAATTTGCTTTTGATTGGGCAACCGCTCATCCTTTTGTAACCACAGATAAAAATGGCAAGGATGTATTTGAAGGGGATAAAATTTATGTATTTAACAAGTGCCCCGTAAGGGTTATTTGGTCTGCTACACATAGGGGGTGGGCTGTTCAGTTAGTTGAAAACCCAAAGGGATTACCAATGTCAATGTCAAGTTTTTATCCCAGAGATACCGAACTAATCGAGGACAAATAATGAGCCAGCATCTGTTAGTAGATTGCAAAGAGTGCGGAACGCCAAGCGGCGAACCCGGACATCCTGTTTTGTCCTGTGATTTCTGCGAGGGTATGGCCTGTGAGGTTTGCTTTCGAGAAGTATGGAAGGAATGTCCAGATTGCGGACGAATGGGATGCCGAGAGCATTTTGACGGTATGTATTGCAAGGAATGTCGAAATGAAAATCATTGATTGTGTTCAAGGTTCAGATGAGTGGTTTGAGGCAAAGCTCGGTTTTGTTTCAGCTAGTCATTTCCACCAGGTCTTAAACAAGAGGACTGGTCGAGGCTTGTACATGCGAAAACTTGCCGCCGAGAGGCTTACGGGCTTCCGTGATGGAACCTCTTATACGGACAAGATTATGGACAAGGGCATTGAAACCGAACCCGAAGCGAGGAGATATTACGAGATAATAAATGATTGTGCAGTCGAGCAGGTCGGCTTTGTAACAAAGGATGATTGGGTCGGCTGTTCGCCCGATGGCCTTCCCGGTGAGGATGGTTTGATAGAGATAAAATGTCCTCTTTCATCCACGCACGTTGAATATATTTTAAGTGGCAAAGTACCAATGATTTACATGCCCCAAATCCAAGGGCAATTATGGGTAACTGAAAGAAAGTGGTGCGACTTTGTTTCATTTGACCCCAGAGTATTATCGCAGCCGATGTTCTGTGTCCGGGTAGAACAAGACAAAGAGTATTTCAAGAAGCTGGCTGGTGAGGTCGGTGTATTTGTTAGTGAGCTAAAAGCTATGATTGACAAGATAGACAGCAGATTTTGAAAGGAGATAAAATGGCAATGAATATAGAACTTTCAGAGCTTGACACAAAACTTATTGTGCAATCTCTGAAAATTTGGGCAGGGGATTTTCCTAAAAGTGGATGCGAACCTTCTGTTATTTGGCAAAAGGAATTAAGGAAGCTTATAGAGAAGATAAAAATTGAGTGGCAAGCCAAACAAGCCTTAGATACGCCGAACAAAAAACTAAAGCCATTGGGCGCTGAAATGGCAGATGCTTTTGATAAAATCCTTGAAAGGTAAAGTTATGGATATAGATGATTTGATTGACAATTTTATTTCTGGCTTAGAATTCGACCTCATAATTGCTTGGGCGAATCTTCTTGGCGTTGAAGTCAATTATCCACCAACTGATGATATGTACCCAGATTGGGAGAATGAATTGGCAGTAGAGGTCGGCGATGCGATGCGTAAAGTCGGAGAAAAAGAAACTAAAACTTGAAAGGGAAAGCTATGGCTAAGAATGAGATACAAAAAATCGAACCAGTGTCGCCCCTTGCGGCAGCAGCGGAACTTGTGAAAGCGGGCGACAATATGGACGTTGCGAAACTCAAAGAACTACTGGAGATGCAGGAACGTTATGACGCTACCCAAGCGAAGAAGGCTTACGTTGTAGCTATGGCAGCGTTTAAGGAGAATCCACCTGAAATCCTGAAAGATAAGAGCGTGGGTTATAGTACATCAAAAGGAACCACGAGCTACACGCACGCCAGCCTCCACAATGTAACGACCAAAATCAACGCAGAACTCAGCAAACACGGCCTAACGGCTTCGTGGGTAACTTCTCAGGACAACGGCTCTGTCAAAGTAGAGTGCAAGATTGTTCACGTTATGGGGCACTCAGAGAGCTGCTGCCTGTCCGCTAAACCTGATACGACCGGCAGCAAAAATCCCATACAGGCCATCGGTAGTACAGTTACCTACTTGCAGAGATACACGCTTCTGGCTCTGACTGGCCTTGCGACCGCCGACCAGGACGATGATGGCAAGGGGAGTGCCCCGCAAGCGAGTAAGCCCACGAAAAAAGACGAACAGAATGAGATAGTTGACCAGGCGTTTTTCAACTTTCAGACAGAGCAAAAAGAAGCACTTGCCGAGGGCTTTGTTTTCAGTAGAGAGAAGTTTGAAGCCGCGATTATCAAGCATCACAAGAGATTGCCGACTAAAACAGAGCAAATACCGATGCTTCTCAAAACCGTCAAACCCGAAGAAGTAATGGTTGAAGTTCAAGCTGACGATAGTGATTATCCTGAATATGAAGATTAACAGAAAGGAGCAATGGTATGAACAAGCAAGAATTGATAGCTCATTTTCAAGAGCAGAAAAAGGTTGCTGAGGTAGAAATAGCCTTCTGGCAAGCACAGCCTGATGATGTACCCGACAAGCCGAAACTTGGGCACGGGGACTTTGGGAACCTTGATAGTTATGGTGCGTATGCAGCAGTTAAATGCGCACACGATATTAGCGCAAAAAGAGGAGTGATTTTGTTGGTTTCGCGCGATGGATTAACTACAACTCCTGCCAATGAAGAAATATATATTAACCAATGGCACAAGTTCGGCAACATCTTCGACTTGATGAAGGACTGGAGTGAGGACTTGACAGAGTTTGAAAAAACGTGCGCCAATGGCGGTACACTTAGAATAGAAATATGTGGTGGAAAAGTACAATTTTGCATAAGAGCGGTAAATGATTATCGTTATGCTACTGCTTCTATTTCCCAAGCCGAAGAAATCTGGCGCAAACTCGGCCAAATGATTGCTTACTGTAAAAGAACAAAAGGAGAAACCAAATGAACGAGTTGACAGTATTCGATGCGGTCATGGCCACATTAGCCGAGGTCAAGGCCGCCAACGAAAAGCTGGTCTTTGATTACGCGGACCCGGAAGGTGAAAAAGAGGCCCGGAGCCATATATCCAATCTGCGTAAAGTCAAAACCAGAATCAGTAATGTTCACAAAGAAGCAAAGGCTGAAGCATTAGCGTTTGGCCGAAAGCTGGACGGAAAGAAGAACGAGCTAACTGCCGAGGTCGAGGGGATGATAGCCGTCCACAAAGACCCTCTCGATGCTATTGCGGCTGAAAAGCAAGCAGTAATTGACGCTGAGAAAAGCAGGCTTGAGGAAGAAGAAGAAAAAAGATTGGCAGATATTGAGGCCAGAGAAAGGGCGGTTACGGAAGCCGAAGATAAGATTGCCAGAGACGCAGCTTTGGAAGAGCAAGCC